ATGGGCTGCCGTAGACAAGCAGGGGTTCATCACTATACTGCGTGAGTGGCCTGACAGAGACAGTTATGGCGAGTGGGCGTTGTCTGGTGATCCTAAGTGGAGGTTTGGTCCAGCGGCTAAGAAGATAGGGCATGATGTCCAAGCATACATAGATGAGTTTAGGGATATAGAGAGTGATCTAGGCGTAGAGGTGTTTGAGCGTATAGGTGACTCCCGTTTCTTCGCTAGGGAGAACGAGGACAACACGGATCTGTTTGAGAGCTTTTCTTCTAAGGAAATGTTCTTTGTACCTTCAAGCGGGGCAGACATTGAGACAGGGCTGTCTGGTCTAGACGAGTGGATGCGTTACAATCCCAACGCAGACGTAGATGATGCTAACAAGCCAATGCTAAAGATACACTCATCCTGTGGCAATTTAATACAAAGTTTAATTAACTGGGGACATAAAGGAAAGATAGATGAACCTCTGAAGGACTGGATTGACCTTCTGCGTTATCTACGCATGGCAAATGATGGCTATGGTCCAGACTATGTTTCTAACACTTCTATGAATACAACACGAAAATCCGGGGGAGGATACTAATGGCAAAGAAAAGATTATTTCAAATAGCAAAGGAATGTGGTGTTCCTTTTGAAGAGTCTCTAGAGCTAGCGTTTAAGCATCTAGAGGAAGACATGATTACAGGCTCAAAGCATTTAACCTGGATCAACGAGAAGGGGCAGGAGATATTAGATGATGTCATACCTATGCCTAATGTCTCAGCCGACAAAGAAAGCGAGGAGGAACCAAACAGATTAATATACAGGGGAAAAGTTTTAAGGGAATGCCCAAACCCCATGTATGTTGCCGTTCACCACCGAGAACGCTTCTGCAAAGTTAACGTAAAGATCACCCGAAGGATGGAAGGCAAGCTAATCGGGAAGATGATTTATTTTGAAGAAATTGAAAATGGAGACACCACCAGCTATCATTGGATAAAAAAGATTTGATAGATATGATAAACTAGTAAATACCAATGTTAAGAGATAAAACTTCTGAGGAACTAACTTACGTCGGGAAAGAACCAAGTGTTCAGGCTCTGCGTCAAGCATACAATCAAACCGTAACTGAGCTAGACTCTTATTTCGATCTATGTCGTAGTAGCTACGACGACAGGCGTAACTGGTGGCCAGGCAAGAGCCGTGACCTGCGTAAGCATGGTGCGGACGCTTTCCCGTGGGAAGGTGCAGCAGACATGGAGTCCCATGTTATTGATGAGCGTGTTACCAAGTTGGTATCATTGTTTATTTCTTCAATGAAGCGAGCCAACGTAAGGGCTTATCCCGTAGAGATGGGAGACATTGCTCGTTCTAAGCTAGTATCTAACTTCTTAAAGTGGATGGTATCTAGTGGTTATATCCCTCGCTTTGCCCAGGAGATGGAGCTAGGAGCCAACTATATGTTGGAACGTGGTTTGTTAATTACTTATGTAGGATGGCACAGAGAAGACCGACGCTTCCTCCAGAAGCTAGACATTGATCAGATCGCTCAAATGTCTCCAGAGCTTGCCGCTGTTATTCTAGAAGGCAATGATGACGATCAAATCGTCCAACTTATAAAAACAACTTTTGACGGTGTAACTGACCGTAAAGCCAAGAGAGCACTCAAAGAAATACGTAAAAGCGGAGTCACGGAGCTTCCGGTAGTGCGCCGTCAAATTGATGTTCCAGATGTAAAGACCCTAGCACCTGATGGAGACTTCATGTTTCCAGCTTATGTTACTGATCCCCAACGCGCACCATATTGTTTCTGGCGCACATACTACACTGCTCAAGAACTAGAAAATAAAGTTGTTACCGATGGATGGGACGAAGACTTTGTAGACTACATGATCGAGCATTACCGTGGGGTAAACATTGATTCTATCGAGCGCGAGCAAGAAGGTCGTCGCTCTATTAGTCTTACAGATTCTGCATACGAGGCCGATGAACTCATTGAGGTTGTTCATTGCTATCAACGCTTAGTTGACTCAGAAGATAGTTGTGAGGGCATCTATGAAACCGTCATGCACAAAGACTTTGATGGTAACGAAGGACTAGGCGTACCAAGCTACGCTAAGTTTGGACTTATGAATGGCTACGAGGACTACCCAGTTGTAGTCACAAAGCTATCAGAGGACAGCAAACGTCTGTATGATACGCAGACTATCCCTGATGTATTGCGTGGCATTCAACAGCAAATTAAGGTAGAGCGCGACTCTCGCATTGATCGCAACAGCCTTGCTACCCTTCCGCCAATCATGCACCCTGTAGGTAACGCACCTAAAGACTGGGGACCCGGTAGATACATACCATACCGACGCAAGGGCGAGTTTGAGTTTGGTCCTACCCCAAGCTTTAATCAGGGTTCTTTAGAAATGGAACAAACAATGGAAAGACAAGCCAACGCAATGGTAGGGTTAGATTACCAAGACCCCATGAGCCAGATGCGTAGGCAGTTCCTAGTAGACAAGTTCCTTGCTCACTGTGCTGATGTTTTGAAGCTAGCCTATCGTTGCTTCCAAAGGTTTGGTCCAGACAGCATTTTCTTCAGAGTTACCGGTAGTCCAGACCCTCAGGTCTTTGATAAGGGTGATCCAGACGAAAACTTTGACATCTTAATTAGTTACGATGTATTGAACTCTGATCCAGAGGCTCAAGAAAATAAACTAAACCAGTTGGTTTCATTGACTCAACTAGACAGGAACGGCAGGATCAGTATTGATCGACTGCTTGAGGTAGCTGCTAGTAGCATTGATCCAACCCTTGCAGATGCAATATTGCAGCCAGCAGAGGAAGCACAAGAGCAAATTGTTAAGCAAGTTACAGATGACTTGACGAAAATCTTTGCAGGGATTGAAATGCCGGCTCGTCCAAATGGTGGTCAGATTGCATTGCAAGTTATTGAGCAATATGCGTCTCAGCCAGATGTAGCACAAAGACTAGAACAAGATGAATCATTCCGAGCTAGAATGGAGAAATACCAGGGTCAGTACGTGTTTGCTATGCAGCAAATGGAGAATGCTCAGATTGGTAGAATTGGCACAGACCCCGCTCAAATGGGTGAAGTTGATACTCAAAGCATTTAGATAATTTATGGAAGAAGATATTCAGACTCTCGCTAACTACGAAGCCTTTGCTCGTTTTATTTATTCTATTGAAGCAGCACGTGAAGAAGTTATTGCCGACATGGCAAACTCATCTACGGAAGTAATACAGCAATTGAGTGGCCGTATACTAGCCTATGATGACATCCTAAAGATGGTAAACTGGGACGATCTTCGTGTTCGTCATAGCCAGCAACTTGCATAGGATGTTAAAATGAATTTATCGCAATCATCCAGCGTATACGGATGGACGAAATTATGACAGAAGATCACTCAAACGACATCGCCGAGTCGTTAACAAATTCGGTGGCAACAAATATATCAGTGTCCGAGCTTGCCGCTCGACGCTTAGGTGCTAGCCAAGCATCCGAACCAACGGAGGAAGTCGAACAGACTGAAGAAGTTGTCGAGGAAGCAGAAGTTGCATCAGATGAATTGGAAGAAACAGAGGAAGTTGTAGAGGAATCAGACGAGAGTTCTGAAACTGAAGCAGAGTCTGAAGTGTCTTCTGAAGACGTTCTTTCACAGTTTGACCTCGATGAAATGTCGGAGGATGACCTTAACGATCTTGGTAAGAGACTTGGCAGTAAAGCTGTTGAACGGTTTGGAAAACTAACCGCACAACGCAAAGCTGCTGAAGAAGAATTACAAAAGCTACGTTCAAGCATGGAAGCAGATTCTGCCAATCCACTTAAAGGAAATCAGCAAATCAAAAATAATCCCTATGGTAACATTGATACCCTAGAAGGAATTAAAGATAAAGCTGACGAAATAAATGGGATTGTAGAGTGGGCTGAAGATGTATTGTTCAATGCTGATGGTTATGGTCCCGACGACATAGTAACTGAAATTGAAGGAAAAGAATTAACCAAGGCTGATATACGCAAGAGCTTGCTCAATGCACGTAAAAGCCGGGATAAGTTCCTTCCTGCTCAACTAAATGTCCTACAAGCCAAAGAGCAAGGCCAACAACTCAAAGGTGCTTTTGAACAAAAAGCCCAAGAGGAATTGCCCTGGCTACAAGGTGGAGACAATGATACTCGTAAGCAATATGAGGCTATGATAAATGATCCACGCTTTGCCGAGCTAGAGGGTGCCATTGCACCTGAAATTTCAGCACAGCTACCATATATCATGGCTCACGCCGCTAACAGTTTATATGGACGCAAGACAGTTACAGAGTCTAAACAATCCGCTAGATTGAATCCACCGAAGCAACCAACTGGTGCAGGTGCTCAATCAGAAAGGAAGTTAGATTCCAAGGTCAAGAAAGTAAACGAATATAGAAATCAATTCAGCAAAACAGGCAGCAAGAGTGATTTTGTAACTCTCAGAACCCTACAACTACAAAACC